CTTCATCCGCTACGTACTCAATAATAACCTCGCTGATATCGCTGGACGTATCAAGCTCAAGTCTGTTTTGATCGAGATTGATTCTGTACTCACCAATCCCGTGACCACCACCAATACCGTACAAACCTCCGAGGCTGTTCTCGTAGATGTAGTTGCGGAAGACGTAAGACTCAAAGGGGTCCTCACTGCTTAATACATCTGAGCCAGTGGTTGATGTCTTGTCATCCTCTCTATCCTCAACTTTGTTCCCATCCAAGTACATTGGGTCCTTGTTGGTATTATCAAAGGTCTCTGCACTATCATCATTGAGAGACACCTTCTGTGAGTAGTTGATGTTCTTGTTTTGATTCAGAACAAAGACTGTACCGTCGCCACCAACAATTCCAACCTTAACGAGATCCACATAGTCAGAGGGGAGGTCTACTGTGTTGTTGCTTCCAATCGTTCTCTTGAGAGACTTAATGCGAGCTGTAACATCAAACCCAAACTCTCGGATACCACGAAGCGCAACGTTGCGAAGCATCGCGTCATTGATGTTTGAGATGTGATCATCCGCATCCATAGTCAAAACAAAATCGTCCATCACCTGTCTAAGGGTGACGTAATTCATTCCCTCTGTAGAAATATCTGCCATGTGTTATACTTGTGGGGCTGCCCCGTACTGAGTCAAGAAAGTATCTCTCAGAGACACACCGATCATCTTGCAGATCTCGCTTACAATTTCACCGTAAAATTCGTAAGGCAAGTCAAAAGCCCTACATGTAGCAGTGTTTGGTACAGAGATACCCCCTGCAAGAGATTGAGCCGAATAGAAAGGCTGCCTAGAATAATCAATATCACCTCTTCTGCTCTGTCTGGTGTTTACCTCCATGCGAGAAGTTGGGTTGCGATAGTAGTTAGCGTATATGTTTCCCGACAAGCTGTCTGGGAACAGCTCAATCTGATCAGACACAAGGGCAACAGGGAAGTCATCAGTAGGCTCAGAGAGATTACTGTTGATGATGCGAGTCATCTTCTCTGTGTTGTAGATCAGGTCAATGCTGACGTTGCTGTCAGTAAACAGTGAAATGATTCTGTTGCAATTATCTGGCTTAGAGAATGTCTTAGCCTCGTCGTAAAAGTTTGATCCAGTGACACTAGCGAGCTGATCTGTGTGAACGTATTCAGACAGATAATTCTTGGCCCTCAGGTACACGGAGTCCTCTCCACCCAAGTCGGCACCCGATCTTCTCAGAGCCTTAGAAGATACCGCATACTCCATGATCTTAGTGAAGATGTTTGATTGAACTGCTGGGAGCAGAGAGTTAAACATCTCGGGAGTGACAAAGCCTTTCTGGTCTTTGTTCGCGATATCACGTACTGTATTGTATACCTCAATTACGCTAACCATAGCGCAAATATACAAAAAGAAAAGAGGCCCCGAAGGGCCTCTCTTTTACGCAAGCTTCTCTAGCTTATCTTCTAGAGTGGACAGCACCGCTGCCCCCTTTTCTGTTAGACAAAATCTTGTCATCACATCTGTAGGATCCATGCCCGCTGGTACAGATACAATCAACTGATTGCTATCATACCAGTAGACACCACTCTTCTTCAAGTTAATGATCTGATAATCAGATGCTTGTGTGATGGTGGCTCTGGTTGTAACCTCTGGGGAATCAAACGCCTGAATGAATCCAGTTGGATTCTTCTTTGCTGTCTGCAAGAGATCGTAACGAATCTCAGAGGTAGCTCGGTTGATGTTGATGCCGTAGTACAAAGCAACAGGGAGGAGTTCCTGAATGTCTTTCTCTCGAACCATCATGATGGCTTCAGACTGAGAGAACTCTCGCGCAAGCTCTTGCTCTGCATCCTTCTTGTCGTCTACAAGCTTAAAAAGGTGACCGCCATTGGCCACGTTTTCTGGGTGCAGGTCCAAGAAGGCCATCAAATTGGGCTTCTCTTTTGGAACCATCAGACGCCCGTCACGAAAGATTACTGCTTCGCGGACAGAGTTCTCACCTTGCTCATCAACAAAAGGAGAGTTCTCACGTGGACAGTAACGAAGGTTTCGAATCTTGCCTTGATCTTCGTCGTAGATCTGAATCTCCTTCTGACGCAAGATGGTTACTATGCCTCCCCCACGAACAATCTCGTAGATTCGGTGACGAACCTCTTGTTTTTTTTGACGAATAGCTGGACGCTTTGGTGATGCCTTAGCCACTGCAGGTTCGACGCTAATTGTTTCTTGGGTCTTTTTAGGGCGTCCCGGAGCCCGGCGTGTTTGTTGTGCCATAATAAATGAAATTAAAGTTTGTAAAGTTGATGTAAGTCTCTTGCAAGTCTTGAGGCTGATGATTGCCCTATGTCTCTATCAATCACTCCGAATCTACCAAGTGGTCCCTTGTATCCAGATGTGGTATTTGATCCTGCAGATCCAATCTGAAGTATGTTGAGGTCTCCAGATGTTTCTCCATCAATGATAATGGTTCCTGTTTTTCCATATACATTGGAGGGAATGCTGGCTATCAATACCCCTTCATAGTTGTAGACAGATAGATTGAAGTCCTTGTCTCTTCTAATAACAATAACCGAAGGTAGCTGTTTATCAAATGGAACGCTAACCTCAGAAATAGCGGGGAGCCCCAGCCTTTCCTCATGACGGAAGCCAACTACGTTAGCTACTGTCGGTTGTTTATCAGTAGACTCGTTAGTCGCGCAAAATCCTACAGACTCCCCCGAAGAGCTTCCATATAGAACACCATTCACCCCATCGGATCCATCCAATCCGCTTGTAAATACAGCATAGATGGTGTAGTCACCAGTCACTGTAAGGGCATTTGACAACACCGCATATCCATCGAAAGGGATCGACACTGGATTTGTGTTGAATCCATTTGTAGAGTTGCCCGTTCCCTCAAAAATAGATCCCACTGAGCTGGCAACATCAACATCGTATGTTGACCCACCTGTGCCTTGGTTTGCCCAAGCTGTAAGTGTGCCGCTGTATGTAGCGTCCCTGCAATCTAGATCAAGGATAGGCTTATTGTCAACAGCACCAAAGTCGACGTCTCCAACTGAAGCAGCCGTAGAAGCTGTAAATGAACCGTCTGTTAATCTGCTTTCAACACCCGTAACTCTGTTGACGGGGTTTGACCTCACAAAGGCCTTAATGCTTTCTCCGTATCTACCGAACGTAGGAGATGCGGTGGCATCAAACATAAGAAAGGGGTTGCTTGTATTTGAGTTTGAAAAGACTGAAATGCTTTTCATAAGCTCAATCTCTGATCCCTCCTCACAGGATACCGTCACGAAAGATCTTTGAAGGGATTCTCCCGTAGAAAGATTGTTATCCTCGTATGGAGATACATCTCTTAAGAAGATGTTTACACTCCCCGAAGAAGCTGTCATATATGCTATACGATCAACGGGTGCTGAGATAGCCTCGATACCCAGTCCATCGTCTGATACGAAATCTCCTGACGGAGTTATTTCTTTCAATTTAAATATGATGAACTTATTCATAGTTCAAAGGTAGTAAAGGAGAGGGGAGCCATTCTCCCCTCTCGGTTACCAATCGCATTATCCAAGAGAAGCAGTTCCCTGAAGCCCGACGCATCTCCATCCGTCAGGAAAGTAGATGCACTGTGCAGAATCTCCAGTTGCAGCAAACGTTATCTTGTCATTAGATGCGCCTCCAGCAGCTGTTCCGAATGTAACTGTAGCGTCAACAGTGGAATTTGTGCAAAGAAAGTTAACAAAGGTTCCAACCTTTGCCGCATCGTCCAAAGTCAAGTCAATTCCAGAGCCCAAGTTTACATGACTAGACACAACCTCGTAGGCTGAATCATCTGAAGCAGGGGTGTCAGGATTTGCTTGAATGTAAAGAGGAATAATCAAATCCGCCATAATTCAAAAGATTATGAAGATCAGAGCGAGAGCCCGAAGGCCCTCACTCTTTACTTCAGGTTATTACTTGAGCAATACGTGCTGGTTAGCAGCGCGAGTCACCAAAGCAACTTCAGAGCGGTAGTGGAACGTAGCAGTGTCCTTACCGTTGTCTCCGTTATTGTTGTGACCCAAAACGCCACCACCAGTTACCCAGTGCTCCATCTCACGGCTGTAGCCGTTAGCTTCCTTGTAGCACAACTCCAAAGCAGGAGCCTTAACACCAGTGCGAGCGTCAGCAACGTTCGACATAGGAATCATAGCACCAGCAACGCCGCCGCTAGTCACAGCGCCAACGAGAGTAGGATCGTTCAGCAACTTCCAATCGTGCTTGTGGAAAGTGTATCCACCACGTGTGAAGCTCTTAAATCCGAGCTGAACAGCCATGTCCGCGCTGTTGTTGAATGCACCAAACTGACCGGGCAAGCCAGCAGTCAACTGCGTAGCAACACCAGCAGCGAGCATGTCGTCGATAGCCAAAGACTGCTTTCTGTTCAAGTACATAGCGTACTCAGAGGGAGCACCTTGACGGTCGAGCTCAGTCAAGATCAAGTCGAACTCAGTGAAAGAGTCGAGAGGATCAGAGCCAACACCAGTCACCTCGATACCGCGAGCATCAATAGCAGAGAAGTAACCCTGAGAGCCAGCAACGTCAGTAACAGCAGTGTTACCCGCACCAGCAAGCTCCTCGCCAAACAAAAGCATCATTTCACGACGATCCATAAAGCGCTTACGAGCTTCCTGCTCACCGTGCATAAACCATCTGTAGTCACCGTTACCAACATTCACGTAACCAACGTTGGTTGCCTGTGATCCGTTGACTTCGTAACGATCCTTAACAATCATGTAAGGATTCTTACGGCGCTCAGGAGTGGTTTCTTGGAAGAAGTCTGGCTGGTTAGAACCCTGTGGGTACATGTTGCCGAGGTACACGAACTCATCGTCATCCGTGATGGTCTGGTTGGTGCTCGCAGCAAGTTCTGCAATGTCAACAGTTCCACCAGTGATAGTGTCTGGGTCTGCTGATGTTCCGCTAACGATGTACTTTTTGCCTGATGCAGTGTGCATCAAAACGTCATACTTCTGAGGGTTTTCCTCAAAAACCAAGGTGCTAGTAAGGGCACCAGAAGAGGCTGATCCGCCAGTGGTAGCCTTGTAAAGCTTGTGACGACGGCCCTCTTCGAACCATTCGACTTGGTCAGCTGAGCCACCGCTGTTGACAGCGCCAGTCAAGCTCAAAAAGCCAGTAATGCCTTGGTCGCCGTAAGTCTGGACCAACAGGTCACGAACGTCAGGCTTGTTAAAATCGGTTGCACCGAGAAGATCATTAAGAGCTTGATACTTGCGTGGATCCAGCTTTACGCTGTTCGCAGTACCATGCTCAACAGTAGAAGAAGCAATAGTTGCCATAATAGTTAGATTCTAAATCTCATTCCAGAATTACCTCCCATGATTTGTTTTAGCTGGGAGACAACTGGATCTGAGTCATTGTTATTTGTTTGTTGTTGTGGGGTGCCAGCTTGAACATTAGCGGCCTTCTCAACCAAACCGCGCTGACCATCACTGAGGCCTTGTCGGTAAATCGACTGGGCAATCTGATCAATGTTGTCAATCAAAGCGCGGTGTGAAGAGAGGGTGTCAATATCCCAGCTACCATCATCCCGAATGTAAGGGTCGAAGTACTCGTCGAGACGAGCGTTCTTATCCTTGAGTTGTGACTTGTAGTTATCCTCCAACCCAAACGTAAAGGTCTTTTCGGGACCGAGATCAAACTCCAGTCCAGTCAAAGAATCAACCTCGCGGCTCATGTTGGCGATCCACTGCTCGTCAATAATAGACTCCACCTCTTGATTTTTTTGCTCAACCTCTGGGGCGCGATAGGTCTCTCTCAGATCCGTGATTCGCTTACGAGATTCAGCAGCGTCAATCTTGAGCTGCAGCTGTGAAAGCTGAACCTCTTCCTCCGAGTGGATGTCGGGATTCAGCTTGTATTTGCTCTGCATGAGAAGGTCGATCTCCTGTCCGCTAAGATCCTTGTACTCCGTAGCCATGCTCACCCGAACCGCCATAACATCATCCATCTCAGATGGGTTAAGGGATTGGTATGTGAACCAGTCTTGTGGAGAACGTCCAGTCTCTTGAACGAACTTAGAGATAGCTTCGACTCTCTCGTCGAGCGGGGAAGCAGGCTCCGTAACAGGCGACAGGTCCTCAAGGGAAGTGATGTCGCGTCCGAGCCTCTCGCTCAGAAAAGTCATCACAGCACCCTCGATCTCTTGATCGCTATAGTCTTGAGTCTGCTGTTGTTGCACCTGAGGTTCAGGTGCGGGTTCAAACGTTTCTTGTGTAGGTTGGGCGGGAGCAGCCTCAGGATCAACATAGGGGGTCTCCTGAACGGGAGCCTCTTGTGTCTCTACTGGTGCAGTTTCTTGAACGGGAGCTTCTTGAGCAGGAGCCTCAGACTGATTCATACTAGCCTGAAAAGCCTCTGCTGATTCAAAGATCTCGAACGTGCCGCCTTCTGTGGGATTGTTATCTTCCATTTAATTTAAATTATTGATTTGTATTCTTATCCGAAGTAGCAGATGACTCCGCCGTCAGCGTCTGCATCTACGTCAACTCCAGTCCATCTTCCGTAAATCGTAAGACCTTTTGGGAAAATGGTGGTGCCAGCAGCGATTCTCTGACCTCCTGCAGAAGCCTTGCCTTTCTCGTTTGCTCCGTCACCAAAGCAAATTCCGTCGTCGCCATTTTCAGGAGACAAAGAGTTTACAGTTGTGTCAGCCAAAAACTGAATAGCAACGATGACGTGACCATCAGGTGGAGTAAGCTCTGTACTTGTATTTGTAAAAGAGCTACCCATCTGCCCAAAGGCAGCTTGATTTGCTGATGCTGTATTTGAAAGATTTGCCATAGTCTAATTATGAAAGGGTTACTGCTGAGCTGTCCAAACCAAACACTGCGTACTCAACCATTTGATCGACGTCAGTGCCGTAAGCCTTGAGCGTCTGATCGTTTTGAACAGGAAGGAATGCAAACTCTCCACCACCAAGCTTAATGATTTCTGGGTTGTCACTTGCCGTAGCAGCAAACACATAGATGTACTTCTCTTTCTCTTGAGTGAGATTACGAATGTACAAGTATGCGTTCTCCAACTTATCACTGGCTTTGTATACAGTGATAGGGCTAGAGCCTGCAGACGTGCCAAGAATCTTGACGCGCTGGACACTGCCTGAGTCGGCACGAACAACCATGTTCACCCCAATGTTAACTGGGGTTGGCATGACGGTGGTGGTAGAGAGACTAAGTGTAGCTCTTACCGTAGCCATTACGTGTGGTAGATTGCCATGTACTCCAAAGTCATTGACGTACCAACGCTTGGGGTAATGGTGATATCGGTATCTGCGGCTGCGCTATAAGGGATAAACATCCAGTCTCCTGCATACAATCTGCCGAGCTCCTGAGCATTAGCATCTCCAGTGCCATCACCCAACTTAATGGTGAAGTACTCCGAAGTGGTAGTGCTTGGGTTTCTCAAGTAGATCTTGTGACCGGGGTCAGTGGGAGATCCGAAAGTTGTTTCGTCAAAGAGAACCACCTCAGAAGCTGCGGTGTAGATTCGTCTGTTGACACCAGTGGTCTGGTCCAAGCCAGTCACACTGTTACCCTTAGTCAACGTGGCTGTTGAAGCAAGAGACAAAGAGTCCCCCGTCAAGTCCCCGCTGGAAAGCGTAATGGATGCTGTTGTAGTAGGCATTATTTATTTTGTTGTGTTTGGTTTTGCAAATATATCACTTTTTCTTTTTGCCTGCGCGGATCTTAGCAGCCTCCTTCTTTCCGAAAGCGCTGTTGACTCGACCCATAGCCCAAGCGTGCTGTGATGTCTTAGGTCTGTTGCCAGAACTCATGTAAGCAGCAAGGCCTCTCTTGTATACTTCCTTCTCGGCAGCATCAAGTCCAGCCATGCCGCCCTTCTTGTACATACGGACCTTCCCGCCCTTCTTCATCATCTTGAAGTCAGCGCCAGAAATCTTTCCGTCTTTGTTTTTATCGAGGGCCTTTTGCTTTTCAGTCAACCCTCCGTTCTTGTACTTTCTTGCTTTCATAGTTTGTCTCTCTGTGCCATAAGCTTCTTAAGTCTTGCGGCTACGGCAGGTGGGAATCCTTTCTTTTTTCTTTGGGCCTTTGTGCCGCGATGCTTCTTGTAGATATTAGAAATCTCAGTCATGAGCTGTTTACGTCTACCTACGTTCTTACTACCAGCTGTGTATTTCTTGTTGAACCTCATTCCCTTTTCAGCCTTGGCTGGGGTTGAGTCAACAGATCTTCTGATGTAGTTGCCCTCAGAGTCCATCGTCAATTTTGACTTAAGACCAGACTTGTTTCCGCCCTTGGCATCATACATCTTGTCCACAACCTGACGACTTTTACTCTTAGCTTCGTAAGCAGGGCCCGTTGAGTAGTCAACGTTAGACTTTCTTTTTATCTTCTTTACCTTAGGCATGATTAACGAGTTTGAACTTGGCCTTAGCGACTGCCTTATCATGAGGCTTGTAATCCCCCTTCATGAGGAAGTACCTCCCACCTTCTTGCATCCAGTGATAACCCTTAGGTGGAGCAACCTCCATAGACTTCTGAGAAATCTTAAGCTTACCCCCCTTGTTGTACTTGACGGTATTCATCTCATCACAAGCTCTTCGAGTTTCTTCTGATACTCTTTGAAAGAGATAATGCCTGACTGGTATTCCTTCATAAGAAGTTCCTTTTCTTTCTTCTTGTCCTGAGGACCCTTTGATCCCTCCAAGTAATCAAGAAGGTGTCTTACGCCGGATGGTTTTTTCTTAGCCTTCATTACCACTTTACTTTGTTAGCCCAGTAAGCTGCACTCATCTTACCCTTGGCAATATTCTTTGCATGACGAGCCTTGAATGAGGCGCGTTTCTTTTTCATCTTAGATCCCTCACCTGCCTTAGGCTTGCCCGCTGTCTTGGCCCCTTGCTCTCCGAATCGAATGGTCTTCACCTTATCACCAACTTTAGCCACAACGATGTGTGACTTCTTTGGGTGACTAGGAGTTCTTTTAGGTTTGTTGAAACCACTAACTCCAGCTCTCTTCAATCGCGGGTCTTTCTTAGACTTCATGGTGCAAATATAAACAAGGACAATTACTGTTATGGAGTGTCTCCGCTGGGGATCCATCCACCAGTAGAAGCCTCAGCCTCAGTAAGCTGCGTAGCTGTAGATGGTATTAAGTTTGAAAACAAAACAGTCCCCCCTAGATTAGCATTTATATAGGAAGACAAAGCATCTTTTTCTGACTGAGGAACTTCTGTAAGTATTGCCAAAAGATCTGTTAGGTCTGTGTCTTGGTGAACGCTTAAGACGTCTGACGTATCTGCTAGTATGGCTACCTGACCCGTTGTTGGGTGTACTACGCGAGCATACATGTGCTTTGTGTCGCCACTTGACTGAACAGACAGTGGGCGTTGAAGCCTCCAGAACTCTGCGTCCAGCTTATCCGCCCTTTGTTTCGATGTCAATCCATCTCTTGCCTCTACGGGGAGATATACTAAGCTCATGTTATACTAAAATAAGTTTGAATGTCAGACTCAATGTTAGCTCTATTACTAGACTGCTCACTGTCGTAGATTATACACTCTTGCATGTATCCAGTCATGCCTTGAGTGTTGTTCTGTACCCTGTACATGAGGCTGTTCTCTCCTGAGGCTGGAACATAGAACCCAGCGTTTCCGTCGATAGGAGTCGTGTCTTCAACCCCATTGATTCTGAACTCAATAGCAGCCTTACCTCCAGCAGTGGTGCTGGTTCCGTCGTACATGAAGGTTCTTATTTTCTGGGCTGCAATCGTTGAGTCGTTAAATCTCACATAAGCTTGTGACGCTGCGGTTCCAGAGCCATCGCCAACGGCTATGTCTTGGTAATTAGTCGCGGTTGTAGTTGCAATAACCATCCCCTGAGTTCTATAGAAAGTAAAGACTCTCTGAAAAGAAGAAGTCTGAGCATCCACATTGTACACCACAAATACAGACGATGGCCCAAGAGTCGTCCTCACGTTACTTTCTAAGTCCAGTCCTATACTGCCGTTTGCGACGTTTGGAACCCTGATGGCGGCAAGTCCGTTGTCAGTATAGACACTAGAGCCGTCATATATTCTGGGTTGCTGGCTAGAAGTGGCTTGAACAGCATCATTGCCACTTCCCGTGCCCCCAGATGTAGACTGGTCGTACCATTTAGTCACGTAGCCTATAGCGCCTCCGCAGTGAGTCGCTATCGCTGCTGTGTCGAGGTATCCGCTTGAGTCAAAGCCGATGTCTGTCTCTGTATTGCCTGAGCCCTCACGAACTCTCATGCAGGCTCCAGTGTAGTCAGAGCTTAGTTTTCTTACAGAGTAAGCAGCAGAGCTACCTGTATATGTGTCAAGCAAATAAGACGGAGGTACATCCTGACCTACGATCTTCGCAATAGACGAAGCAGAAACATCATTTACCTCAGAGACGCTTGACCAGTCAACGCCATTCAGCTTAGAGATATCTGGCATTATCAGGCTGTTAGTTCAATCCAATCTTTGGATGGATCAAAGTAAATAGTTCCCGCACTAGCGTCATAAACATATCCAACCACTCTTACTACAGCGCTAGACCCTGTTGGGGCGGTGGCAGTAACATGACCTGCCGTGCTGTCTAGATATAGTACATCTCCGTCAGCGGCAGAGCTGAATCCAGTAGAGTCAGCCATCTTTACAATACCCTCTTTTACCATGGCTGTTCTGCTCTGAGTGTCAGAAGCTACACAAAGCATTTTTATTCCGTCAGTTGTATTGGCTCTTGCGGCGTCCCAACCACCGTCATACTGATAGACGTCACCAGCTGTCAAAGACAATGTGTTCGTACCAAAAGATTTAAGGACCCTCGAACCCATAGAAAAATCTCCAGCGCTTGAAAGAGATACTGAGGCGTCTGTTCTTATAGAATTAGCCTCTAGAGCACCACCTAATTCTAAAGCAGTCCCACTCCACTCAAGGTTGGAGTCTCCTTTAATCGTGTCGGAATCCGTGAAAACTGCTAACTGAGTATTAGCGGGAGTTCCAAAAGTGTCTACGGTGCCTGAAGGTTGATCTACAAAAGAAAGGTTACCACTTCCGTCAGTCTTAATGACTTGGTTTGCGCTGCCGTCAGACGCAGGGAGAAAGAACGTGGTGTTTCCAGTAAGCACGTCAGGCGCTCTAAGAATAACATAATTGTCTCCAGCATCATCATAGAAAGCCAGCATAGCATCAAGAGCCCCAACTGGTTTTAAAGACGTGGTGCCGAGAAGTGTTTCTGTATTGCCATCCAAAAAAGTTTTCCAAGAAAGAGCTCCTGTCACACTTGAAACCAGCGCATAATCTGATACTGATGGAGGACCATCAGGAAGAATAAACGTAGTATCGGACGTTACACTAATTGGAGCCGATATTGCAATAAAATTGCTTCCCAAAACGTCAGACTCATAAAGTTTTATCTTTCCCGTCCCAATTCCCCCACCACCGTCAAACTGAATATCATCAGACTTCAAGATGATGGCTCCAGTTCCGTCAGGGTCAATCGTAATGTCTCCGTTAGATGCAGACGTAATCTTATTTCCGTTTACGTCAAGGTCACCACCGAGCTGAGGAGTAGAGTCTAAGTCTACGCCGAAAGCCGTAGGGGTGGCAACACCGCTTGCGTTACCAATCCAAATCTGTCCATCAGGAATGTTGGGTACGTCGTTAGAACGACCAATAGCCATAACGACAATCTCACCGTTGTTCTGCTGGCGCCTACCTACCTTACCCACATTCTGAATAAGGTTTGTTCCAGTAGGCTTGACGTTTGTAAGACCTCCTCCACTTGCAACATAAACGACATCACCCTCCTGAAAGTCATTAGCCACTTGAGTGTCAATGTCCTCAAGACTTCCTATGCACGTAGCCTGACCGTTGTCGTTTTGAGAGTAGTCATCCTTAGCCAATCCAATAGAAGGCATCTTAGATGAGTCAGCTGCGTCAGCTTTGGCTACAGCAATTCTGTTCTGGCCGTTGTTGTATCCTGTGATGTACAACGGATCTCCTTTAGATACGGCTTCGTCGAACCTTACCTCAATGGTAACGCGATCGGCGAAAGACCACTCTGTGTTGTAGTCTTCTCCGTCAATCTTTCTAAGAACTTGAAATTGAGTTCCTCCAGCTGGTACCCCTTGGCCAGCAGCACCTTGGTCACCAGTATCCCCCTTCTCACCCTTGTCACCCTTGGGTCCTTTCTCAGTAACGTCTACAGACGTGGCTACTGAAGTTGTAACATCTACAGAAGTAGCAGCAGATACTGTTACATCAACAGACGTAGAATCACTGACAGTTATAGAAACATCGCTCATTATCTAGCATCCGTTTCTATTGCTTCAGAGATATCTTCTTTCACAACGAAGTTTCCAAACAAAACAGTCTTGTGTGTGTCAAGTCCTCCAGTAGTACTGGGCTTGATGTATTGGATGTCGTATACGTAGTTGCCAGAAGGAATAGATCTCATAACCTTTGCAGAAGCCTGAATGGTTGCATTGCCACTGTCGTCGACAGCAACTGGCTCAAAGTTGTTTTCAGAACCAGCTCTATCTACAGCCTTGTCGCCAATGTCTTGGGTGCCAAGAACCAACCCCCCCTTACCTCTAGCTGCTCTTCCTCCCACAGGAGATACAACTTGTCTAACCTGAACAATAAATCTGTAGTTGTCAGTGTCAAGCTGAAGGGCTGTACCAGAGGAATCCTTTAGGGTTATCGTCAGGGAGAAGGTATCTCCTCTCTTACACGTGATGTCCAGTCTGGACGATTCGTCAAGATTTACTTTGCTCGTTGCCATTATTGAAACATATTCATGAATGATGGAGCTTGCTCTTGCATTTCTCCACGGTCTCCTTTACGTTGTGAAATCAGCTGTGATTGTTTCACTGCCTGCTTGTCAACTCTTTCGTCCTTGCGATCCTCCTTGAGGACTTCAAGCTTTTCTTTAAACTCCTGCTCTTCAGTTCTAAATCCGAGAGTAGCCTGAGCTCTAATCATTTCGATCTGCTTGCGCATCTCGTGCTCCATCTGCATGCGCTGAAGTTCAAGCTGACTCTTCATCTGCTCCATCTGCATATCTATCTGAGCCTTCATCTGCATCTCTTGTTGCTTTGCTTGAGACGCAGCGGCAGCTGACTGCTGAGCCACTTGAGCCTGCATAGCAGAGTTCTGTTGAGCCTGCTCAGACATGCGCTTCATGCGCTTATTGCGACGAACAATGAGAAGTCTTTCCGCCTGATTGACGTCACGCATATTGCGAACAGCAATGGCATCTTCGAGATCAATCTCTTTCTGTGCCAAAGCCATCTGGATATTCTGCTCAAGGTACATGCGATCCTTGTCCTCCATGTCCTTCACTACCTGAACACCGAAGTTGTACATAGGCAAGTCACCGAAGCTGCTGAGAACTTTCATGTTGCTCTCTCCAATCGCATTGGTGTAAGCCTTGTAGATGGGGGTGTCTTGGGGAAGGATTTGAAGACACTTGACGATGTCTTCGCAAACCTTCTTGTAGATAACCATGGCGGCATTGGTGATGTCGTAGATGGCGTTGTTGCCAGCCGCGATAGCGTTCTGCTGTACACCCACCAGCGTATCTCCTTTAGGAGTAGACGCATCCATCATCTCGTTGATGCCCGTAACGTCACGGATCATACGCAAGTAGTGGTTGTACAAACTCACCAACTCGTTGATGTTTCGGATGTGGTTGTCAATGGTTCTGACAGGAGGGTTTTGGAATCCACCCTCTGGGTTCTTGCTTCTGTAGTAGAAGACACCCGTCTGCTCGTAGATATCGTGAAGCTCCAAAGGCTGGAGCTCTCCGCCCTTGCCGAGCTGTACGTTCTCAAGGCCTTCGATGTCGATGATAAGTCCGTCAGGCTTCGCCTTGGCCAGAGCCTGCTGAAGCTTGAGGTGTGTGATCTGCAACATATCAGCAAACCCAACACATCCGTCGATCAAAGACTTGGGGATCATACGTCTAATGTTCGTGGCGATGCACGAGTAAGACATACGAGCCTTAGAGATGTCGTGAATGTTCTTAGGGACATTGCTCTTCATACCGTAGTCAAACAGCATGTCGCAGCCCATAATGTATGTACCTCCGTAAATGGTTTGGATCTCCAGCTTGTGAGGCTTGCGAGCAAACACAGAGTTCTTCTTCTCCTTGTATGAGTACCCCTCGTAGAAGAACCCGCTATTACCGTACTGGTTTTCCTTCTCTTCAAAGTAGATGCAGTCCGTAGACACAAACTCGAAGTCGAGGAGGTCAACCATAAACTCATCGTACCCGTACATCGTCTTGTTTAAGGCACGATCGTACTGAGTGTCGTTAAGCTTTGATTTGTCGTAGCCATTCTTGTTAGCCACAGTGGTAGCAATCTTCTTGAAGTCTTCTTCAGAAAGAAAGTCTGCAGCTAGTCGCTTCAGTTCGCTGATGCTGACACGCTTGATGTGACCTGCATACTGCAAGTCATTCATTCCGGGATCTTCTGTGTAGCTGTGAATAAAGTTAATGGGATCCACGTACTCCTCGCGAATCCCGTAACTTGAGTCATTGCTTCTCTTGACGACACCCATCCCCAAAGAGACGAGATCATTAACGACTCTTCTAAAGATGCCGTCATTGAAGTTACTCCAAGAGAGTGTGAGGTTTGTCCCTATCTGAGCAGCAATCTCTGCGTCAGTCTTTACGTTTGTGTCCAAGAAGATGTCAGCCTCCTCCAGAGTTTCGGGCAAGGACTCAGGGTCTTCGCCCAGCACAAGGCCTCCGGTCTGCTCCTTGAGAGCTATAAGCTCTTCACGAAGCATCACCTGATTCTTGATACGATTCTTCTCTAGCTGCTTCTCTGAAGAAGAGATTGGATCAATCGCCTCAAGGTTAGGATACGGATCTCTTGACAGAATCTTGTTTGCGACAATCTTAGCGAACTTAGGGAGGATGGGGACAGGAGTGTAATCGAGGTTAACCAAACTGCCATCACCATTGTTTGGATCAAGGTTTGTCAAGATCTGCTTGTATATAGTAGTATCTTGAGTTCCGTTTGCGTACTCTCTGTTCCTTTCAAAAGTTTTGTTTCGCTCTCTAAGTAGGGAGTTCTGATTGCTCAATCCACCCCACTGGCTTTCGATTGCTCTGGCGTAACTTGCACCATAAGCTTCTGAAGATTTTTCTTGTTGAGAAGCAAGCGGATCGGGAAAGTTGCTTGACTTCTTGTTACCGTATGACTGCATTACTGTAGGCGCATTTTGTGCAAATATAAGAAATTAGCCGATCGGCTTATACCGACGAAAAAACTTGGCCTCATTGAGTGTAGAGGTCTTCTTTTTCTGCTTCACCTTTTGAGCCGCAAGGAGGCATAACCCAGAGCTAATAGAAAGGTCATACTTGGTTCTGTTGTCGATCTTGAACCCAATCCAGTCCTCAAGAGTTCTGTTGAAGTACATCTTCCCATACTCTCCACTGTCTCTGTTGATGCCAACGTGATCGTGTATGTAAGCTTCTATGGCGTGAGCGTGAGCCTGTATCACCTCTTGAGAGTTAGAGGGGATGCCTTTGGTCTTTACGTTGACTTTGGCATTAGGGGCAGACAGATGTCTTGGCCTGTTCATTAGGTATCCATCGTAACCCCTTGATTCAAAGTATCTTGCGATACCGTACTTATTGTTTTCAATCAACAGTGGGTACCCGTAGAACACAGCGGCCATCAAGCAGTCTTCGTAGAAGATCTTAGCCAAAGGCGGACGGGACGCATACTCCAGCACAAACATGTTCGATGGATGCTCCATGTGGAACTTGTTGTACAGGTGTAGCGCTCCTTTCGACCCCCGTCCATCGACGGTGGCGTCAAGGTCGTAGGAGTCAACCCCGCCTACCCCCAGCTCTGCATTCGGTGCTATGCGCTTGTTGCGCTCAAACTTCTTTAGGTTCTGTAACTCTTTGGGGGGCATCCATCCAATGTGGAATCTCCCCTGAGGATCTGGCTTGAATATTACCTCGGTGTCCTGAACACCGTCTCGCCAAACAAAGTTTCCCTTAACTACTGGATTTGGGAACAGCTCGTCATTGAACTGTATCTGCTCATAGATCTTTCCGATGTTGAACAAGCTACCCTCGATACTATCTCTAAAGGCTTCGTCCTCAGTGAAAGGGAACTGACGTATTACCTCGTTTAGTTCCGACGGGTCTTGCCTGAGGCTTTCCCTTTCGTTTTTAAGGTACGTCTTAGAGCCTTGAAAGATGCTATCACCATCAAGACCATCCATAACCTTATCAGGATCTTCAATGATTGGATGTCCGTGGATGTCAAAGAAGCCCTCAAGGGAATCGTAAGCCGGGATAAATAATCTGTAAAGACCGCTCCTAGTCCTACCATTGGCATTTCTTTCTATTGGGTTTGAGTCTTTCCACAGATCCTTGTACTCCTTACCCCCTTTGTCCATAGGGTTTACAGTACTTCCCACCATAGCCTTCCCCACAATTTTCCTACCCACAATAAGACACGTGCGCTGAATCCTCCAAGCGTCACGAATATCCGTAGGCTTCTCCCACTTACCAGCCTCATCGAGATACAACAGGTGAAGCTTCTCACCGTCGTAAGCGTTGTTGGTAGTGTTCTTCCAGTTGATTACCGTATTAAGAGCCTCGCCCGTCTGCGTAGTCTTATTCTTCTTCGTGATTCTCTTACTCGGCTCGCGAAAAGCCAGCTCCATGCGCGGATTGGTCGTTCCATCTTGAATGGGTTTAAAGAAGAAGGGGTAGTGCCTAAACATCTG